TGCTCGTTGAGGCCTTGATGCGTCAAGCATCTTTGGACCTCGGCTTGTCCGTAGAACGCGACATCGAAGTGATTCGACGTCGTTGCAAACATGAAGGGTTATCGTTTTTGACTTTAACCCTCCCGGTACTTTCAGATAACCTCGAAAGAGGCCTGGAAGCCGGATTCCTATCATGTGCGGGAAACTTTTCCCGTCATGGAAGTCTCCCCCGATTGCTCGGAGGTTTCTTCAGGAAGGTGTTTGCTAAGGATGGTAGGCTATTACCAGAACCATGCACCGATTCCATTTACTGGATTCGGCAGATCTGTCGCTTCTTAAAGAAGTTAAAGATCCCTTGCTCGCCTCGACGTGAGGCTAAAGCAATTGAGCATTTTCTGGCCGTAGAAGGCGAACTCCGTGAAAACACCCCTCAAGTTGAGAGGAAGGACGATGTCCTTGACACGATCTCTCGAATCATATGGCCTCAGGTATTTCCTGGGCTTGATCACGACGATCTTGTTTGTCATCACGGTCCTGGCTTCACTGCAGATCGTCGTCTCTCTAACGAGAGACATCGGATTGCAAAGTGGAACACCAGGAGCGAGTATACCTACCCCTCCGACTTACACTGCTTCCCCAATTACGGAGTCGCAGCAGAAGCCGGAAGATACGGGGCGGGTACGTCCGAAGTTCATGGAATCGACTACCTTAGTATAAGGGATGAACTCCCTGTACGAGTGGTATTCGTGCCCAAGACTTTGGCCGCGCCACGAGTAATTGCAATGGAACCCTCTCATATGCAATTCATGCAACAGTCCTATAAGGACCATATGTATGAAACGCTAGAGAGCCATCGCCTGACTAAGCGCTCTGTCCATTTTTCGGATCAGGGTCTTAATCAGTTACTCGCTTACCGTGGTAGTAAAGATAGACGTACAGCTACGCTGGACCTGAAAGATGCTTCTGATCGAGTGCACTTGCACTTGGTACAGAGGATCTTTAAGACCTCAGGTGCCCTCGAGTATCTCGAGGATGCACGTTCTTTACACGCCACGTTACCGAACGGTAAAAACATCGTTCTGTTTAAGTATGCTTCGATGGGTTCAGCTTTATGCTTTCCCGTAGAAGCGTGTGTATTTTACACACTTATTCAGAGTGCGATGCATATACTGGACGGAATTCGTCCGAGTTTACGATCAATCGAAAAATATAGTAAATTGATCGATGTCTATGGAGACGACATTATTGTCCCCGTAGAATACACGGACACGATCGTGCGATACCTAGAGAGTTATCTCTTGAAGGTAAACATCAACAAGTCTTTCAAGGATTCTTATTTCCGAGAAAGTTGTGGTGCGGATTTTTGGAAGGGCGTATCGGTGAAACCCGTATACGCATCCGAATTGCCGCATGATGATGCACGAGACTGGGGAGCAAAAGAAGTATTGTCTTGGAACGCCAAAGCAGATATCTTCTATATGGAAGGTAAATGGTTGGTCGCCCAAGCGATACGTGATATGCTCCGCAAGGTGGTGAAACGTCCCATTCCAAGAGCCAGACAACCCGGCTCGGGGATTTTCCACTTCAGCTATATATTCACTACGGGTCTACGTTGGAACGCAGATCTGCAGTGTTTTAAGCAGAAGCGGATTCACTACGATCCAATCAAAAGAAAGGATAGTATTGATGGAGACGAAATCGCCTGCCTCAACAAATGGGGACAGAGGACTCATTCTCAACAACGAACGAGGACCGGCGCACATCGTCGTGGAGATACCGCAGGATATCCAAGATTTGGAGAAACTGCAGATCCCTCATGGCGAGTACGTAGGACCTCGGATCAATGTCGAATGGGACAATCTGACCCAGACGTTGACGCATGGTTCCGCGACCGCGGCATATGCAAACTACCAGGCAGTGCGAAGGATGAGAGGACAGAACTTCCTCTCGTTTCCGCAATGGTTGGAGTATGTGATGCCAGTGGTCAAGGACCAACTGAGCTTCCAGAACGAGACTTCGGACCAGACTACTGCCTGACCGAAGTCCACTCCGACCCGTTTGGTCACCTATATGGTGATTCATTTGGGATGGATCTGGAGAACAGTGTGAAGCGCGGCAGCTTCAAGCAAAAATGCCGATGGGTTAGCTTAGCTAGCTAACAGGGCACATCGCCCGGGAGAGATGGAGAAGTAGTACTCCATATCACTCCTGATGAG